CAAATTTCTCATTCACTGGCTTAACTGTGCTACTTTTTAAAGTTGTCAATTCTTCTAATGTGTCTGTTTCAAATTGTTTAGATATCTCCATTGCTATTCTCTCTCTGGCGTTGCCTCCGGTTTTTATCAATGTTGTCTAGTGCGACTTCACTAGCCAGTATTAGCACTTTAGGATCAAATTCATGGTCTCTACACCTATGGAAGTCCTCATGAACCCAACCATAATACATTTTATCAGATCTCACTGCTCCATTCTTATTGACAAAATCAGGAAACTGCCTTCTGAACTCATCAATTTGATTCTTTAAGACTAGTTCTTCTGAAAGAGTCTTATCTACAATCTGTCTATTGCCCAACTTCTCTTCACCTGCCAGTTTGTTCTGTAATGATCCAAAATAACTTAACATTACCATGAATTCCAGGGTTCTCACTTCACTATAATCTACATAAGATATCAATCCTTTAAATTCTTCCTCAGACTTCTCTTCTTCTCTAAATATTTCTCTTTTCCTTCTAGGGTCTTGTTTGGTTATGAACTCAGGCGGAGAATTAACCATCTGTGTGAAAGCCTGGATTACATGTTTTACTAGAAGCAAGTATAGTGGTGAAGAGAACCTAGAAGAGAATTTCTCCAACATTATAAAGGGGTAGGATGCTCTCTTGTTGTCAGAGGCAACGTGTGCATACATATACCTAACTTGGAAGTGGGCACTTGCTGTTGATTTCTTGCCTTCAAGCTTCAGCATCATTAGCCAGTTTAGATGTCTCTGCAAACTTTCATTGCTTCTGCATCTAACTATAAAATCATCTTCAGGCTCTGGATACATTTCGAATAGTAACCTTAACTTCCCTGTGAAACATCTGCACATGCTAAGTGCTTCCAAACAGGACTCTACACTCATTGAGAAAAACTTCGTACTGCAACCTATCATCTCTGAACTTGGAAAGTTGGTTACGTCGTAAAATTTCGGATCCCATAATAACATAATCATCATCTTTTTATCAGGTCCATAACTCTTGATAATAGCTATTATCTCCTCGCCTGGTATTTTTTTAACTAGCACGTTCCCAGAAT